TTGACAGTATACAGTCACAGGTGTATATTTGTGCAGGTATTTACTGAGGAGACCGGAGATAGGGCAGGAATCGCCACAACCATCATGACGCATAGTAGCATAGGGTAGAGAGTAGAGAGCGTGAGACAGTGATATACGGGCCTCCTATGGGGTTTGTGGCGGTCTCGGGAGTTGTTTGGTGTGGTGTGGTATGGTTGGCCCACCGGCGCGCACACATCCCTTAAAGGGGAGGGGGGCTGGACATGGACAGCAGTTTGATTGGGGCTACTCGAGAGGATCTGGCCATCCCAGGGTATGGCATACCGAACATCTGTTGGGCATACCGAACACCTGTATCGAACCCGAAACGGGGAAAGGGAGTAGGGGCCCCCTACCCACCCACCCAAAATTGCACTATAAGCGACTTCAGGGAGGCGCGCAATGGTAGCCATAAAGCAACGGAAGTCCCGTATCAGGGTCTTTGTGAGTGGTGTTTCAACAATGGTGAGTGTGATGGCCCCAATCGGGGCTTATCTGTGGCAGTCGCACAACTTCCACTATCCCCCTGGAACTAAAGCACTTGGGGCACTTCAGGACTTCTTAAGGAGGAACCCCAGGCTGGCGTAGTTTTTGACACTTACGTCATTTGGGGCAAAGTTACTCCAGCGGTGGCGGGGTAGCACTTTCTCAGAGAGAAACGGGAGAATGGAACGAATGGAATCGGGAACAAAAAGTGACGTAAGTGGTCTTGATCGCCCAATGACTGAGATTGAGCAGATACAGGAGGCCCTGAAGAAAGACAAGTTCGACGGGGTGGTGGGGGCCCTGGACTACCTTGACCGTGTGAAGCGGATCGTTGTGGAGATCAGAGAGGCGCAGATCGAGGACGGGGAAGCGTGGTATCACCAGGAGCGATGGGCAGACGAATTGGAGGGCAAATGAACTACTACGCAGAGCCGAGGCCGTGGTTTGTCTTTGAGCATCCCACCCAAGATGAGCAAGCCGTCCACTTGGCCAAGCACTTGAATGAACTGGCTACAAGGGGTTGGGAGTATGAGCGGGAATATGAGTATAATGGGTTCTACTACTGGATCTACAAGGAGAGGGACAGACAGGTTGACATTTTCAGACAACTTGAGTTATAGAGCTTTTGCGGCGGGTGCGTTGATTCAGCAGATCGAGGACTGGGGGCGGTATCACTCAGAGGAGGCTGACAAGTATCGGGCGGGCGAGAAGCAGTCTAAGTTTGCGACCAAGCGCATGGAGGCCCTTCTCGCCCTGCCTGACCCATATATGTTGCTTACAAGCCACACGGTCCTGCACGACATGGCTGGGATCGACCCCGACAAGATCCGCAAGTTCCTCATCAAGAACGACCCCAAGACCCTTCTAAGGCAGATTCGTCTCCTGAAGGGTATGTACTACAAGAAGGCAGCCCGAGCGTAGACTACGACATACCGTAAGAAAGTACTTGACAAAACGAATATTTATGCTTATATTATGTATACAAGACAAATAGTATCTCAGAGAGGAAGTGACTTTGGCGGGTCCAACAGGGCATAAAAACCGGGTAGTAGACCTCGAAAACGCGCAGATTATCGACGCATTGCAGGGATCTCGGGGTGTCATCAAAGACGCTGCTCTGACGCTGAAGTGCGACAGATCGCAACTTTCTCGGCGTATTTCAGGCGACGACGAACTCAAACAGGTCCGCAAGGATGTCTTTGAGACCTTCGTTGACGAGGTGGAGCATAAGTACTACGACAAGATGATGGCGACGGAGAAGGAATCGCTGTTGATCTTCTTCATGAAGTGTCACGGCAAGAAGCGGGGTTGGGTGGAGCGCCAGGAACTCACTGGAGCCGAGGGTACGCCACTGGGCGAGGTTGTCGCACCGGTGCGACAGTTGACCGCCGAAGACTGGGCGAAAGAGAATCTGAGGGTGGTTGGATGACTTGGGAACCCTCCAAGGGGAAGTCAGAACGGCATTATTGTAGGGTTCGGCTTGGAATCCACCTACGACGGAGACATCCTGCTTGTTGACTACTGGTTTGCCGTTGAGTCAGCCCCTGATGGCCTTGGCTTCAGGTGGGGGTAACGTCAACTTCCCAACTTGTCCAACATGGCTAAGAAAAAGAAAGTAACCGTCTGGCAACCCCAGCCAGGGCCCCAGGAGGCGGCAATACGGGCCCCATTTGTTGAGGAGTTGTTCTTTGGCGGTGCCAGAGGAGGCGGGAAGTCTGACTATTTGTTAGGGGACTTCCTGATGGACGTGGAGCAGGGCCACAAGTGGTCTGGTGTCCTCTTCAGGCAGTCCTATCCAGCCCTTGAGGAACTTGTAGCCCGTTCACACATGATCTACCCTGCAACGGGGGCAATTTACAAAGTAGGGGCTTCTGAGTGGCGGTGGCCGAACGGTTCGGTTCTGAAGTTCCGTCACATGGAGAATATCTTCGACTACACCAAGTATCACGGCCACCAGTATAGTTGGATAGGCTTTGACGAGCTTCCAGAGTGGCCCACCGGAGAGTGTTACAAGAAGATGACCTCCTGTTTGCGTGGTCCAGCCAAACACAAGAGGATCAGAGCCACGGGCAATCCGGGTGGGCCTGGACACATCTGGGTTCAGGCCCACTTCAAGATCCCTGACTCCTTGACGACGTATAAGGAGTCAGTGCCGTTCACCGACCCTGTAACCGAGATGTCCCGCCTCTTTGTTCCATCGAGGGTGCAGGACAACCAGATACTGCTGAAAGATGATCCAAACTACACGAAGAGACTTCATGGGGTTGGTGACGCCGAGTTGGTCAAAGCATGGCTGGAGGGGGATTGGTCAGCCCTCGTAGGCGCTTTCTTCGGGAGCGTCTGGCCGAAGGTCGAACTTGTGGAGTCATTCGACATCCCCGACTCTTGGACTTTATTCAACGGCTTGGACTACGGAGAAGCAAGCCCGACAGTGTGTCTCTCGGGGGCGGTGGACTACGACAAGAATCTGTGGGTCTACAATGAGTATCACGAAGAGGATCGCAGTGCTTCGGAGCATGCAAGAGACATGGTGGAGAACTTGAAAGCCTGCCCTCACACTACCAGGAACGCACTGCGGAACATCGCAGATCCCAGCATCTTTACCAGAAAGCGCCTTAACGAAGCGTCCAGCCACTCCCCAGCCGACGAGTTCCGTGATGCGGGGCTTTATCTGAGGCCGGGAAACAACGCCAGACCCAACGGGGACCGGATGGTAAGGGACATCATGGCCAAGGGCAAACTCAAGATCTTCCGTGAGTGGTGTCCAAGTTTGGCTAAGACTCTCCCAACTCTTCCGAGAGACGAACGCAGACCAGAATGCGTAGACACGAACGCAGACGATCACGACTTTGACGCCTTGAGGTATATGGTGGTTCACATCTATGGTCCCGGCAAGAATGCTATCGACGAACCCGACACGGAGGCAGCAAGACTTATCAATAGCCTCTCAGCACCGCCTGCCAGAGCAGGGAGATACGCTTGACTAAGAATGAGATCAAATTCTACCGCGACGAGGGTGCCATGCTCGACCGCTTGTACAAGGAGCGGCTGGATGAATGGCAGAAACTCATCGACATGTATAGCCTCAAGTTCGATAAGCGTATCAGGGACCTGGATGAGTCCGAGTATGTGAAGATCTCCCGCTTCTACCCTCTGGTAAGACAGATCATCGCCTCCATCGCCTTCAACTATCCCACGATGTTCTTCTCTGTGGAGGAGGACAACGGCGAGGATGTAGACGAGATCCTTGAAAGGGCCTCTAAGAGCCTCTTCAATCTGATGGATGTCAAACCTCACGTCCACCAGGCCATCTTTGACGCCCTCTTCTGCGGCGTAGGTTGGCTCAGGATCGACTACAATCCTCCGGGGGACGACATGATCCCCCCATACGTCACCAACGACGCGATGCATGAGGACCTGACGGCCCTGAATCGGGTTGCACCGGGGTTTGTCCACTTAGACCCCCTCTGCCCGCCCCATAAGTTGGGTCACGCCCGATATATCAGAGAGAAGATGTGGGTGCCCTTGAAGCAACTCAAGGAAGACCCCAAGATCAAGCACAAGAACGAGATCAAGGCCACGGCAGTCTCCAAGAAGCAGGAAATGGGCTTTGGGGACCCTGGACTCGAGAGAGAAGCGGGCTCAGAAGAGGAGGCTCGTAAGAAGTCCATCGAGAATGGCGATTTCGTCCTTGTGGAGCGGTGGCACAACCGTATTGAGAAGAAGATCGTCATGTTCGCCGATGGTGTCCGTGAGCCGATTATGGAAGAAGGCCATCCCTTCACAAAGATGGTCTTTCCGCAGGTCATCAACGTCCTTGGCCAGCCAGAGTTTGAGGAAGACGGCGTTACGCCGGTATTGGACATCAAGGCAGGCGAGCAGGCACCGGGTTGGCTGGTGGAAGATGGCTTCCCCTTCATTCCAGTGAAGTTCGACCTCCATCCCGATTCATACTACCCCCTGGGGCACCTGAAGTATGTTGAGGACATCCAAAACGGCATCGTAGAGTCTCTGAGCCGCCAGGCGGGCATTCTGAAGCGCACTTCTCGTATGGCCTCTATCTCCAAGGAGGAGATGAAAAACAACACGAAGTTGGCAGAGCAATATCGCAGAGGGAGTGACGGTGAACTACTTGAGATGGAAGACCCGAACGCGATTAATACGATTGATCCGCCGGTTATCGGGGCAGAGCAACTTAACTACGAGGATCGCCTCCGCAGTTACGAAGAAGAGATTACTCGGGTCACTGACCTTGTTGAGTCTGGTGCTACTCCACGCACTGCGACGGAAGCCTCGCTGATCGCCACCCAGATCTCTGTGAACAGGGAGTGGATGGAGTCTACTGTCAGTGGAGTGTATGAGGACATCATCCGCAACTCTTTCCAGATCATGGGCGATCCCCGGTATACGCCAGAGAATCTCCTAATCAACTTCGCCCCAGAGGGGCAGGCAATCGCTCGTAGAGCTTTGTCGTCAATGGACTTCCTGTGGGAGTTCAAGATCACCGCAGCAGCAGGCTCCACCCAGCCCTTATTCGAGCAGATCCAGCAGGAGAAGTTCCTTGGCTTCTACGACAGGGCCATTCACCGTCCGAACTTCGACCAGCACGAACTGGACAAACTCTTAGCCTCCAGCGCAGAGGTGGACATCGACAAACTCCTGCCTTCTCAGGGTGATCCGGCAGAGCAGCAGGCTGCCATGATCGAAAACGCTCTCCTGAGCGCAGGACAGGACCCCGGAGTGATTCCTGAACAGGATCATCAGGTCCACATGGAGATCCACAGCCAGTATCAGCAGGACCCGCAGTATCAGCAGTTAGTCCAGTTGTCCCAGCAGGTCAACATCATGCAGCAGCAGATGAACCCACAGGCAGCAGTCCAGATTCAGCAGATTGACGGGATCTACCAGCAGCACATCCAGGCTCACGAAATGGCCCAGCAGCAGATGGTTCAGGGTCCAGCCCCGATACGGGTGCCGGGCAGAGGAGGGGGTGATTCAATCCAATCGACCGTGAGAGGCAACGCGCAGAATCTCGCCAACACGGTAGAAGCACAATCTCAAGACGCGAATGATGGAGCGTAATTGATGCTCAGTTGCAAGAAAAACACAAAGCACAGGTCCAGAAAGGCCGTTATAGAGGACATCCTCACAGATGAGGAGGCTGTTCCTAATTACGCCAAGGCGTAATATGGACGGTCTTCAGTTGATTCTGGGGGTCTTGTTGGACATCGGGGACTGTTTGAGCAAGGAGAAGTAGTTTGGCCAAGATCGCGTGGAGCGACGACTTCAAAGCACGGGCCCAACTTGGCCTAATCGACGACGTCAAGCCGTGGTCGGCTATGGGCGAGCGGGAAGGCACGGGGGTCACTGCGGCAGGCGAGGAGATCTGTCGCCTAAACGACCTCAATGATGCACCGACTTCTGATACCTTTATCCCTTGGCCCGCGGATGCGGGCTGTTCGTGGTGGGGCTTCCTCGTAGACGGAGATGCGATCTCAACCGTATGATAAGAATGAAGAGATGTGTCTGTGGGGACTGTGAGATCGTAAGGGACTACCCTTACGACACCAATGCAGGGAGGTGTCCAAAGACCTTTGAGTGCGAATGCGGCGGGGAGGCTGTGTGGACGTTCCAGGGGCCGCAGAACCACATCCATACGGAGAAGTCGAGCTTGTACGACCCCAACCGGGTCGATCCACGCTTCGGCCAACCGGTAGCCAGTTACCAAGAGAAGAAAGCCCTTTTGAAAGAGAAGGGCATCGAGGAGACGGATGTAGAGCGGTTTGATGACATCCAGAACGATGTAGCAGAGAAACAGGCCAGACAGGCCAAGATTCAGAGAGACCCGTCAATGCTGGTCGCGGACTCACCGGATCAACTCTTACAGAAGATCAGCAACGACCAAGAGAGTCGCGGAGCAACCGGAAACGTCATGGTATCAGACGACATGGACTCCGGGATGATTGATTCTTGGAGAGGATTTTAATCAATGTCTGAAGCCACCGATCTGGCGGCGACTGAGGGAGAAGCCCCCGAGACCCCTGAGTACACGGAACCCGAAGGCACTACGTTTGGGTTTGACGATACTGAGGATACGTCCACGGGGGAACCTGAATCGCAAAGCGGGCAACCGGAGGAAGAGACACCACAGCAAATACCTACCGATGACGGTGGGACACTACGTCAGCAAGACTACACGCGAAAGACGCAGGATCTTGCCGATGAACGCAGAGCCTTTGAGGCGAAGCAGGTTGAGTGGCAGGAGGCCCAGAAGGCGCAACAGGAGCAGATCCAACAGACCCTTCAGGCGCTTCAGCAGACTCAACAGCCTCAAGCACAAACAGGGCTTGTGCAGCAACTTCAGGACGTTGCATCCAATCCCAACCTGACAGCAGAAGACAGGGCAGGTCTGAATGTGATCGCCAACCTTGCAAACGAACTTGAGACAGCCAAGCAGACCATCGCTTCTCTGTCGCAGTTTCAGGAGCAGGTGGCACCCCAGTTCGAGCAGATCAACCAGACCGTTACAGGTCTGTCGGCAGCACAGCAGCAGGCACAGGTTGCGGGTCTCCGCAATCAGCTTGCAGAAGCCAACGAAGCCTTCGGGGTTGAGGTGGTGGAGGCTGCAATGCCGTTGGTTCGTCGGATGGGGGCAGTGAATGGCAGTTGGAGCCCCGAGGTGAACCCACAGACAGGCGAAGCCTTCTCTATTGCAGAGATGGTTGGCTTGGCTTCTGGGAAGCTCGCACAGGGGAACCAGGAGGCTCAGGAGGCACAATTAAACGGGTCTCGGCTGGCTAAGAAGTCTGTCGCAGGAACAGGTGTAACAGGCACATCGAAGCCCGGCACATTCTCTGAAGCTGACGCAATTGCTGAAATCGGCCAGAACCAAGGTCGCTGACGTGACAAACAGGAAAAGCAACAATGGCACAGACTAAATCCGAAGCAGCGGAAAGCCATTGGTCAAGTGTAAGGAAGGTCGTCCGCAAGCCAGTGGTGGACAACTTTTTCGAGGACTACCCGACAATCGCAGAGTTCCGCAAGTCCATGCTCAACATGAACGGCAGCGGTTCCCGCGAGATTCAGGTGATCCTTCAGACCAGTGGCGGTACTGCGGAATCGTTCGACAAGTATGATCCGCTGAACAAAGATCCAATTGATCCTATCGAGAGCGCATTCTACCAGCGGCGTTACTACGCTGTTCCGATCATCCTTTCGGATACGGAAAACTGGGAGAACATGGGTCCCGAGCGGATCTTCAACCTCATGAAGGCTCTTGGCGACAATGCCGACTCGACCCTTCTGAAGGCGATCAATGAGGATATCTATTCGGCGCAGGCCGGTAAGAATATGCTCGGTTTCCAGGATGTGATCAACGCTTCTGCCGGTGGCACCATTGGTGGCATCGACTCGAGTGTGACTACGAACTGGGACAATCAGCGTGACACGAACGCATTGACGTTCACCTCGCAGACCGTGACGAATATCTTTGACGGTGTGCAGGGCTGGAATGACATCAATGATCTGGTCGCCATTCAGGGCGGTCGGGTGTCGCACATCTTCACCACATGGTCCATCGCCAAGGCGTATCGAGAGGTTGTATCCAGTGCAGGTTATGCCCGCACTGAACTGTCGAACCCAGGCGGTGTTGGTACGGGCAGCCAGGGTAATCCTGACTTCTACGGTGCCAAGATCATCGCGGACAACGACTGCACAGCACTCTATAGCTACCATGTGGACCAGCGCCACGCCAAGCTCGAGACGCTGAAGCAGGCGAACTTCAACAAGACACCGTTTGTCTCGTTGCAGAGCAATGGCCAGTTGGCCCAGTTGGCCTACAAGGTCGCATCCGTGCAGCTTTCCACCAACAATCGTCGGCGTCTCGGTGTCAAGACCGCGCTGACGGGTAGTTAATAGGGAGGGATACGATGAGTGATTTCAAGTTTGTCGGCTCTCTGACCTTCGATCAGGCTATCGATGAGACATCCACCACCGCGAAAGTTCCCCTGGGGACGATTGTGCAGGCCAAGGACTTGGCGTCTACCGGTTACGGTATCGCAGAGTTCATCTACCTGAAGGGTGTTGCTTCAACCGCAGTCGGATCTTGGGTGACAATTGCAGACAACTCGACCACAGCATTGGCGGTAGCCAACGCCGTGGGTCAGGTTGCCGTGGCAATGAGCGCCTGCGTAGCATCGAACTGGGGTTGGTATCAGATCAGCGGACAGGCCGCTGGTAAGGTGCTGACGTCGTTTGCTGCTACGGGTGGCGATGCGTATCTTACAGCGACGGCTGGCAGTCTGGACGATGCTGATGTTGCTGGAGACTTCGTGCTCAACGCAGTCCCAGTCAGTGCGATTGATACACCGTCTACTGGCTTGGCAGAGTTCCAGTTGAACCGTCCGTCCGTATCGAACGGACTGGACGACTAAGGAAATGGGGAGAGGAAGATCGCTCTTCCTCTCCCCATACAAGGAAGAATGAGCAATGGAAGCGTATAAGAGAGGGTCAGGCAGACCCCGCAAGGATGGTTTGGTAAGAGACGCGGAGGGCAACCTCCGAGATCCAGGGGGGCATATTACCACTGAAGAAAAATGGGCCACACGGGCTCCTGAAGAGAATGAAGCCGCAGCGGAGCCAACGAGCAACGATGCTGTCATTCAGGAGATGGCTGCGGAACTTCGCCGCCTTCGGGAGCAGGTAGAGTCTCAGGCACCACAGCAGGACAAGATTACCGGAAAGTGGGACTATCACTACAAGAACCAGCCCCACCTGAGAGTCTTCGGCGGGTTGGAGGTGGATCACCAGCCGGGATTTATGCCCCATCCTCCCAGCGGTATTCCGATGTATGAAGCCGTTGGCGGGGGGACCACAGACCACTTAGAGGCTCCGGTAAAGAAGTATATGAAGATGGATGGGATGGGCAATCCACAACTTGGAGAGGACGGACAAGCACAGCACACGGAGGTTCCTGTTGCTAAGGCCGCAACACGCGATGCCAACGGCGATCCTATCCTAACACATGAATACAAGGTATGGCTCCATCTGAAGGCGCGAGGCAAACGACTGGACAGTAACGCCATGTCGGACATCGCGGCGGGCAAGGGACTTCCAGCAGGCTCAGTCGCCTCTCAGGAAGTTGAATTCAATGATGCAGGCGTTCCCGTAACAAGTGACTGAGAATGACACTCGGACAGGGTATTACAAGGGTACTAAACAGGGTGGGGCTGTCTGATTCCACTGAGGAGTTCAAGGGTAGGGCCAGGGACTACATCAATCAGATGTTGGCCGAGATCATGCCCTTGGTTCCTTGGTGGTGGTTGGACAAGGAGTCCACTTTCACGACGGTTGCTGACACCAGAACGTATCAGCCGGTGTCCGGGAACATTACTGGTTGGTACTCCTTCTACGACGAGACCAACAGCCGGAAGTTGACGATTGTGGGTCCTGCCGAGTATGAACTCTCTGACATTGACCGCTCTGAGTCGGGGACGGTTGAGAAGGTATTCATTGGGGGAACGGATGCGACCACGGGCTATCCAACGATAGAACTGTGGCGCACTCCTTCCTCTGACGACACCATTCGAATGAGGTATAAGCAGGACATTGACGAATGGACCTCAAGCAACGACGCATCTGACTTCTTGACATTGGGCATCCCCCGCATCATGGAGTCGGTATTGATCTACGGCGCTGCCTCTCTTTACATGGAGCAGGAAGGCGACGATTCAGGAGCAGGACGGGAGGGGGGCAATCTCTCACGGGCACTGGACGCGGCCAAGTTACAGAACCTTGCGATGCAGGGTGATCGAACCTACAAAGCCATTCCGGCAGACCAGTCTTATGACGGGCTGTTCCGTATTGGCACAGACACAGTGAGCGCATAATGCCACAACTCCCAAGAAAACGTCGCGGCACTCCGATGATCCAACCACAGCCATCCAGCACGACCCCGGAAAGGTCTCTGTCTGCTTTAGAGACTGGCATTGAGAAGCGGTTGACATCACAGGTCGCAGAACCCAATCCGGTTCAGACTCCAGGTTTTCAGCCTTCTGCAAGATCTCGAGTGATCCAGGCCAAGGCGACATCTAACGCCCTTGCCCCACAACGGGTCCAGCAGGGCGATGTGGGCGGTGCGCTGGAACAGAACCTACTGGGTCGCCTCTCCCCTTCGGGCGGCGAGGATGCCATTGCAGCGCGTCAGAGGGCAGAGTTTGAGGCACAGACAGGACGCTCCAGAGATCAGCTTACGGAGGACCTGAACCGCTTTGGGATCATCGGCGGTGGGGTTTCTGGAGGCTCGGCAGCGGACGTGCTGGGGAACTTTGAGGGGCAGGTCCTTCGGGGCGGGTTGGACATCGGAGCCAACCAGCAACTACGACAGGACGCAGACCTTGCCAGAGCGCAGCAGTTTGCTGATGCTGCCGACGTTCGTGGGGCTCAGAACATAGGCTTTGGCCAGAACGCTCTCTCGCAGGCACTGGGGATGGATCAGTTCCAGAACACCCTCCAGCAGCGTCAGGGGGAGTTTGGGGCCGAGTTGGGCCTACGGAACCAAGCAGAGGAACGAGCCGGACTTCAGCAGGCCGTGGACTTCCAGGCTCTTCAGGACCAACTGGGGCTGTCTGAGCGCGGATTGGGGGAGCAGGGTAGACAGTTCGACGTAGGCGCTGAGATCGACCGTGAGCGCCTCGCAGAGGGTGGCAGGCAGTTCGATGTAGGCACCGTCCAGCAGGCCGGTCAGTTCGGACAGGGGTTGGCGGAACAGGTTGCGGGCCGGGAACAAGCAGGTCGGATCTCTGAGGCCGAGTTGGCCGATCAGCAGATGCGAACCCTTCTCCAGAATCAGCAATTCAACCTTGGGTTAGGGGAACAGCGAGCAGCGAGGGGCCAGCAGGCGGAACAGTTCGGACTCGGGTTGGGTGAGCAGACCGCCGAGAGGGAGCAGGCGGGTAGAATCGCACAGGCCCAACTCGAAGACCAAGCGATGCGGACTGCACTTCAGAACCAGCAGTTCAACCTTGGCCTTGGAGAACAGCAGGCGGCAAGGGAGCAGGCAGGCCGCGTGTCGGAGGCAGAGCTTGCCGATCAGCAGATGCGGACTGCACTTCAGAACCAGCAGTTCAACCTTGGCCTTGG